CTGGGCAATGGAATATAAACTTCCACTTTTCTAAAATGATTAATAAGCGGATTATCTGACATGTTAATTTTACCTTATAAATAGTTGTATCAATGTAAACTGATAAAAGTATTTATCTACGTAGTTAATTGGGTTCTAAATGGCTGACATGTACAATATACCAATCGGTGGTGAAAAAATACCAGTACCTGCCTGGGCGACTGCTGAAGTTCAAAGTCGTATATTAAGGTCTGTTGACAGAGGAAACTTACTCAACGCACAAGGATTAAATGTATTAAAATCTCTAGTTAAAGCCACTGGTGCTAGTCAACTTGAACTTAATAAATTAGACAGATCATTAGATAATTTAGCTGATGAATTTGAAAAAGGACTTAAAGAAAACGCTAATGCAACTAAAACTAGTGGTGACGGTACAACATCTGCAATAAAAGAAGGTACAAAAGAAACCTCTAGAGCGTTTAATGCCTTTGCGAATAAAGTTAAAAGTGTTACAAAAGCAGATGTTTCAAGTTTATCAGCTGCAATGGATGAAGTTTCTAATGTTTTAAGTGATATACCTAAAATAGGTGGATATTTAGCTGCGTTCGCTACAGGTATTGGTGTAGTTATTGGTGTTATTGAAGGGTTTGCAAAAACAACTGCTGAGCTTAATAATGTTGGTATTGGATTACACGGATCATTGGTAGATTTAAGAACTGCGGCTGGTCTTGCTGGTTTGGATTTTGAAAATTTTGGAAAAGTTATTACTAATAACCAACGTGCTATAAGATCGTTAGGTGATAATATAAGTAGTGGTGCTGCTGAATTTGGTGATTTAAGTCATGTTCTTAGAATGAATATTTCAGAATTTGGTCAATTTGGTTTAACTAACAGTGCACTAAATGATGCACTTGCTGATGAAATTGAACTAGTACGCCTACGTGGACAGCTAGATAAAAACAATTTAGATGAGCAGTCTGAAAGTTTGACAACATTACTCAGAGAACAAACAGCACTTGCAGAATTAACTGGTACTGACAGACGTGAAAGATTAAGAGCACGTCAAGAAGCATTATCTAATGCAAGAAATGCACTATTTTTAAGTACACAAACTGGAAATGCTGCTGATAACCTAGGAAATTTTGCCGCTGCACTAGACGGTACTGGTAATTTAGGTAAGCGTATTGAAGATAGTTTTACAGCAGCTATTAGGAATAATACTGATTTTGGTACATTTGATAACGAATTAGCTGCAATGAGTGCAAGTATACCTGGTATACGTGAACTATTTGATTTTTATCGTAGTAGCTATGCAAGTATGGATCCTGCTGAATTCCAAACACAGGTAAATGAAAGAGTGGCTGGTATGCTTGATGAAATGAGAATAGACCCCCAGGCACTGACACGTTTAGCAGATCTTAATACTCCACTACAAGGTATTGCTGGTGATGTAATTGAAGCAATAGCTGCAATGCGTGGGTTTACTGATATTACATCTGAAGATGCCCAGGCTAGTATTGATAATTTTGCCACCGCAGCTGAAGAAGGAAGACTTAAAATTTTAGCGTTGCCAGGTGCCATGGAAACAGTTGTAAATTCAATAAAAACAAAAGGCGTTCAAATGGCAGACACGCTGTTGCAGCAGCTCACTGGTGCTGAATCAGGGATTGAAGCTGGTGGTGCAGCACTTGTAACAGCACTAAATTCGTTATCTACTCGCATACTTAATGTTGATGAAATTGAAGATATTGAAATAGCAAATGCTGAAATAAGAGCCAATAGAGTTTCGGTATTAAGTGGTGGCACAGCAGATGTTAATTTAACTGAAAGTGAACAAGCAGCATTAAATTCACAATTAGCTAACGAAGATATTACATCAGCTGGAGATGCATTATTAAATGCTGATGCAATACGCACAATGTTTAATAATATAAGTATGGATAAAATAGCAAGTAGTCCGAGCTTTATGAGGGAAAACCAAGAATACGTAGATGCATTTGCTGCTGGTGATGACGGATTAGCGGCCAGGATAGTAAGCGATGAAAGAGAAAGACGTATTCGCGATTTACAATCTAGTATAGGTTTAGACGATACAACTCTATTAAGAGTATTAAACAATGGCCAAACAGGTGAAGATGCACGTTTCCAAAATATTAATGAATATATTTCAGGTGGTATATTGGATAAACTAGATGACTTTCAGTATAGCATACAAAATTTACAAAGCAATATAGATACAGAACGTCAGCGTATTGCTAGAAGTGAAGCAGGTGAAAACGAATATTGGGATTTTGAATCAAGTGGACGAAACAGAAGTGCTTCAAGAATAGAAGATTATCAGAGAGATTTGGTAGAACTTTATAGAAATGTTGCAAGTTTAACTGAGGGAACAGGATTTGTACTAGATGAAGCTGCGGTTAGCGGTGCTTTCTTGCAAGGTAACACAGTTTTGTCAGGTATGGATAGCACTGCACCTATAAGCATTGTTGATGCTGACGGTAACCAAATGAGTGATACACTACAATCAGACATTTCAAGAGTGGGCGGTATTACTGAAGAACAGGCAGCTAATATTATACGTTTACTATCAGATAGTTTAACAGAACAGCGTAGAATTAGACAAAACGCTGAGGAATAACATCACTCGACAATATAAGATAAATATTGTATAATAAACAAAAGAGATCAAAAATGAGTTGGAAAAAACACTTCACAGTATACCAGGGCAAAGCAGAAAAAACTTCTGGCCGTGGCGGAAATGGCGGCGGTAGCGCAAGCCGTTTTCAAAGCTGGCTACCTGAGGTATACAGTGGTATGCCAAACCGTGTCGAGCGTTATATGCAATATGACCAAATGGACATGGACAGTGAAATCAATGCTGCACTGGATACTATTGCTGAATTCAGTACACAGTTTGATGATGAAACTGGTACGCCTTTTAAAGTTGTATACAAAAATGAGCCCACAGAAAGTGAAAGCAAAATCCTAGATCAGGCACTACGCCAGTGGTGTAATATCAATGACTGGGATAGACGTATTTTTAAGACATTCCGTAACGTAGTAAAGTATGGTGACCAACCGTTCATTCGTGATCCTGAAACTTGGGAATTAAATTATGTAAATCCTCAGGATGTTATCAAAGTAGTTGTTAACGAAAGCGAAGGTAAAAAGCCTGAGCAGTATATTGTTAAAAACATTGACCTTAATCTACAAAATAAAACTGCAACTGAACCGCTAGAACACAATAACAGTTTTAGTGGAGGTACACCTGCTGGTGCATTTGCTAGCATGGGCAGTAAAGATTACGGTGCTACTAGTAACAGTGGAACTTCCAACAGTAACGGCATTGCAGCAAATACTGAAGAATATGCAGTAGATGCCAGTCATATTATGCATGTTGCTATGACAGAAGGCATGGATCAAAACTGGCCATTTGGTAGTAGTATCCTTGATCCGATCTTTAAAACATATAAACAAAAAGAACTGTTGGAAGATAGTATTATTATCTACCGTGTACAACGTGCGCCAGAACGCCGTGTGTTCTATATTGACGTTGGTAACATGCCAACACACAAAGCAATGGGCTTTGTTGAACGTGTTAAAAACGAAATACACCAACGCCGTATTCCAAACAAAACAGGCGGTGGACAAAACGTGATGGATGCACAGTATAATCCATTAAGTATTATGGAAGATTATTTCTTTGCACAAACTGCTGAAGGACGTGGTAGTAAAGTTGATGTTTTACCAGGTGGTCAAAACTTGGGTGAGATTGACGATCTTAAATTCTTTACAAACAAAATGCTAAGAGCATTGCGTGTGCCTAGCAGTTACCTGCCAACTGGTCCAGAAGATGGCAGTGCAACATATAATGACGGGCGTGTAGGCACAGCATTTATTCAAGAATTCCGTTTTACAAAATATTGTCAACGACTACAGAATATGATTCAGCCAGTTTTTGATAAAGAATTTAAACTATTCCTAAAAGAGCGTGGCTTCCAGATTGAAAGTAATTTGTTTGATATCCGCTTTATTGAGCCACAGAGCTTTAGTCAGTATCGTGAAATTGAAATTGATAATGCCCGTGCTGGAGTATTTGGACAAATTGAAGGTGTAGAATACTTGAGCAGACGTTTTGTTCTTAGCAAGTATCTTGGACTTAGTGAAGACGAGATATTGGAAAATGAGCGTATGTGGAAAGAAGAAAATCCAAACACCGTAGGTACTGATGGTGGTGCTGAAGGTGGCGGATTAAGTGATGTAGGAATACGTCCTGACTTTGATCAGGATACAGGTGACTTTGACACTGGCGAAGACGTTGGTGACACTGAAGTAGACACAGGTGAAAGTCCAATTGCTGGAGACGAAGGCGCCGACACAGGAGAAGAAACATGAGATTTCAGGAACTGAGAGAATATTATGAAGCGTCTGATGACGAATACAATCAGAGGCAAATAGATGACACTCGTAAAGCAAAACTAACATTGCGCCATCTAAATAAATTGCGTAAAAAACGTGCAATGGATAGTAAAGAAAAAGCTATACGAGATGAGGATTTAAGCGCAATTTATAGCAAACCACAGGAATAAATTTTACTTAGCAAGGTGGTCAGTTAATAAAAACACCACTTTTTGCTGATTTCTATGCTTTTTTCTAAGTAAAATGTTTTACTTACTAAATAACATTGACTTTGTAACACTATATTGCTGTGTCATCATTGAGGAGTATATGCAAAATGAATAGTAAAAGTAAACTAGAAAAAGTACTCGAATTGGTGATTAACGAGGACACTGACCGTGCCTCTGATCTACTACACGACATCTTTGTCGAGAAGTCACGTGAAATTTACGCTGACCTAATCGAAGAAGATGCAAGTGTGGAAGATGTCATCGAAGAAGACGAGGACGAACTTGAAGAAGCTATCGACGATAGCGACATGGAAGATGACTTCATTGAAGATATTGAAGATTCAGAAGAAGAAATCGAAGCAGAAGAAACATTTGGCGAAGCTGATGAAGAAGACGAAGCTGAAGCAGAACTAGCAGACGAATTAGCTGGTGATGAAGAAGCAGAGGAAGAAGAAGGCGATGCAGAATCAGAAGCTGAAGAAGCTATGATGAATGTAGAAGATGCTCTAGCAGAACTAAAAGCAGCGTTTGCTGATTTAGTAGGCGACGATGCTGGTGAAGAAGAAGGCGATGAAATGGAAATGGAAATGCCTGAAATGGAATCAGTTGAAGAGTTTGCTGAAGAAGTTGAAGAAGTAGACGAAGCTGAAGAGCTAGAAGAAGGCGCAGAAATGAAAGCCGTAAACGTGTCAATGCCAAATGGCGAAGACAGCGGTGCTAAATCACCAGTAAAAGATGCAGGTAACGATATGGGTAATCCACATCCAACTGATACATCAGAAGAAGCTGGCGGTAAAGCAGAAGCACCAAAAGCTATGGGTGTCGACGGTCCACAAGAGGCTGGCGAACCAAGAGCAGTCAAGGGTTAATAGCGTATGTTTACACCACTTAGAGAAGTAATTTTACCTAACGTTGCAAGTATTACCACTGAGTCAGTTGATGACGGTAAAGGTGGTAAGGACTTGTACATGGAAGGTATCTTCATTCAGGGTGGTGTGAAAAACCAAAACCAAAGAGTATATCCAGTAAATGAAATTGCAAATGCAGTGAAGTCGTTGCAAGAGAAAATTACTAAGGGATTTACTGTTTTAGGTGAGGCAGATCACCCTGACGATTTAAATATTAACCTAGACCGTGTCAGTCATATGATTACAAGTATTCATATGAATGAAAGAGACGGTATCGGTAAATTAAAAATGTTACCCACTCCCATGGGTAATATATGTAAAACGTTACTAGAAAGTGGCGTTAAGTTAGGTGTCAGCTCAAGAGGCAGCGGCAACGTTGATGGAAGTGGAAACGTATCAGATTTTGAGATCGTTACAGTAGATATTGTAGCAAATCCAAGTGCTCCTGATGCATATCCAGATCCAATTTATGAACAGATTATGAACCACCGTAGAGGTGGTACAATTTGGGACGTTGCAACTGCGGTAAAGCATGATAATCGAGCTCAAAAATACCTCCAATCAGAGGTAGTCAACTTCATCAAGGACCTAGGGAGAGATTAAATGGCTCAAGAAATTGATAAAATTCTCGGCTCTGAGGTACTTTCTGAAGATGTGAAGAACGGTATCAACGAAGCATTTGAAGCACGTATTGCTGAGGCACGTGAAGAAATCACCGCAGAATTGCGTGAGGAATTTGCAGGCCGCTACGAAAACGATAAAGCGCAAATCGTAGAAGCAATGGATGCAATGCTAAATGATACGATTAAAGTAGAACTAGAAGAGTTTGCTCAAGATAAGAGTAAACTAGCAGAAGACCGTGTTGCTTATAAAAAAGCAATCAAGGAACATGCTAAACTTCTAGACACATTTATTATGTCTACTTTAAAAGAAGAAATCGCAGAACTCAGAGAGGATCGTGAAGCACAGAAAGCAAACTTTGGAAAGCTAGAAGAATTTGTTCTTTCACAGCTAACCAATGAGCTAAACGAATTCCATGAAGACAAACGTTCACTAGTTGAACAAAAAGTTAAAATGGTAACCGAAGGCAAGAAAGTAATTGCTGAAGCCCGTGCTACTTTTGTTAAAAATGCAGCAGAAAAAGTTGAAAAAATCGTTGAAAGTACTCTTAAAGGCGAACTAACAGCCCTTAAAGAAGACATTCAAGCAGCTAAAGAAAATAACTTTGGTCGTAAGATTTTCGAAACATTTGCAGCTGAATTTATGACAAGTACACTAGCTGAAGGCACACAAGTTGCGAAACTAAATCGTACAATGGATGAACTAAAATCTAAATTGGACGAAAGCGAAAAGGCCCTTGCAGAAAAAGATGTAGCTATTATGGAAGCTAAACGTGATGCTAAGATTGCAAAAGATCTTACAGACCGTAAAGCTGTAATGAGTGAAATGATGGCTCCATTAAGCAAGGATCAAAAAGAAATCATGGGTGCACTACTAGAAAGCGTGAAAACAGAAAAACTACGTGATGCATTCAACAAGTATCTTCCAAATGTATTAAAAGAAGATGTACAGGTTTCTAAAAAAGAAAAGGCAAAGCTCACCGAAAACACAAAAGTGGTAACTGGTGATAAAGCAAGCCAACCAGAGGTTGGTAAATCTGCCGAAATTATTAATTTAAAAAAATTAGCCGGAATTAGCTAAGGAGAAAGATAATGGCAAACCTATTTGAAAATTGGTCAGCTACCAAAGAAGCTCTTACAGACGGTTTGGCAGGTAACAAAAAGACTGTAATGGACACTGTTCTTGAAAACACAAAAGCAGCACTTACTGAAAGTGCAACTGCTGGTGCTACTCAAGCAGGTAACGTTGCAACTCTTAACAAAGTTATCCTACCAGTTATCCGCCGTGTTATGCCAACAGTTATTGCAAACGAACTAGTTGGTGTACAACCAATGACTGGCCCAGTTGGTCAGATCCACACACTACGTGTGCGTTATGCAGAAGCAGCATCAGGTGTTTCAGCTGGTGATGAAGCCCTAAGCCCATTTGCAATTGCAAACGGTTACTCAGGTAACGCAAGCACAGGTAAAGCAGACGCAACAGCTACACTAGAAGGTGCAGCTGGACGTAAACTAAGCATCCAGATCTTGAAACAGACTGTTGAAGCGAAATCACGCAAGCTATCAGCTCGCTGGACTTTCGAAGCAGCTCAAGACGCACAAGCGATGCATGGTCTAGACGTTGAAGCAGAAATCATGGCAGCACTTGCTCAAGAGATTACTGCTGAAATCGATCAAGAGATCATCGGTAGCCTAAGCACACTTGCAGGTACAGCTGGTTCAACATTTGACCAGTCTGGTGTAAGCGGTACAGCTACATTCGTTGGTGACGAGCATGCAGCTCTAGCAGTTCTAATCAACAAAGCAGCTAACGACATCGCGGCACGTACACGCCGTGGCGCAGGTAACTGGGCAGTTGTTAGCCCAAGTGTACTAACAGTTCTACAAAGTGCGACAACAAGCGCATTTGCACGTACAACTGAAGGTCCATTTGAAGCACCAACAAACACAAAACTAGTTGGTACTCTAAACAACACAATGAAAGTATATGTCAACCAGTATGCAGCAAATGATGACGTACTAGTTGGTTATAAAGGTTCAAGTGAAGCGGATGCGGCTGCATTCTACTGCCCATACGTACCACTAATGAGCTCAGGAACAGTTCTTGATCCTGATACATTCGAACCAGTTGTTAGCTTCATGACACGTTACGGTTATGTCGAACTAAACAACACAGCAAGCTCACTAGGTAACGCAGGCGATTACCTAAACAAAATTGCTGTTACAACTTCAGCACTATCATTCAGCTAATAGTTGTTTTGATAGCGGAGACGCTAACTGCCCAGGCTTTCGAGCCTGGGTTTTTCTTTTTGTGTTAAACTGATAAATATTTGCATACAGGGGAATAAAAAATGACAACTTATTTCAAACAAGGATTAGATGTAACAGGTAACATATCGTTATCTGGTGATATTAGTATTGGTGGCAATGCATACGGTGGTGACAGTGATACTGACAGCGTAACATTTACTGCTGATATTACAAGTAACATTTTGCCAGACGCAAGTTTAACATACAATTTAGGTATTAACTCAAAACAGTGGAATGAACTTCACGTTAATAACATTTATGCTGCAAATGAAATGACAGTAGGTGGTGATGTTACTATAACTGGTATAACAAATATTACAGGTGATACTACTATAACTGGTATAACAGATATTACAGGTGATACTACTATAACTGGTAACCTTGAAGTTAGCGGATCAATTAGAAGTCCAAGTACAGATGAACACCTACTAGGCGAAGTTGTCATTAACACAGATCAAATTAGTACTAATCCTGGATTTGAACTTAAACTTAGTAGCCCTACAAACCTTGTACTAGAGCCAACTGATAATATTTGGATCAGTCAAGGAACAAAACTTATCTTTGAAGGTACTGCGCCTGATGATTTTGAAATTAAATTACAAGCAACTGCCGTTACAGCAGACAGAGACATAATTTTACCAGACGCAGGCGGTACCGTAGCATTACAAGAATATGTACAAGAGTTTGTTGGTGGGGCAAGTGGTGCATCATTAGGTGATTGGACAATAAGTGAAAACAGCGGCACACTATACTTTAAACACAATGGTGTTAATAAAATGTCATTAGATTCAAGCGGAAACCTTACAGTTGTGGGTGATATTACAGCCTTTGGGACACTATAATGCCGTTACAAACTTCTGGACCAATTTCAGCTTCACAAATTAGAACCGAGCATGCTCGAGATTCAAATATTGCATTTTTGTTTAGTGAATATTATAGAGAAACAACACCACCTGATACATCGTCTAATAGAATTTATCGTGTACTAGATCTGCCAGAAAATGTAAATGTCCCGCATGATGATACTATACGTTTTAGTGATTTTTATGGAACAATCAAAGCACATATTATGGAACTTAGTGGTGATATTGCAAATGCAGATTTAAACTCCTTAGCACTTGCAGATGGCTGGGATGGCAACTTGTTATTAATTGTAGAGATTAGTCCAGGTACTACTTTATATTCAACTAGTACTTCCAGCGGCGGCGCTATATTGTCAGGTAGTTTTCCATATGGTGTAATAATTAATAATAGTGGCAATATTACTGGATATGGAGGAAGTGCTGGCGGTGCTGGCGGCCCTGCTATCCAAATCACAACTACTGATGATGTAGAAATTATAAACAATTCTGGCGCATTTATCGCAGGTGGTGGTGGTGGCGGTGGTGGTTCCAGCGGTGGCGGTGGTGCCGGACAAGCAGCACCTGGTCAACCTGGTTCACCAGGTGGTTCTTATACCACCTCAACAGGTATATCTACTACTCTTGCTACCTTTGGTTGTTCTGAAGGTTGTACTATTACAGTTACTGGCGGATGTACAGTCACAGTTACTGGTACCAGAGGAGCAGGCGGAAATCAAGGTGCATATGCAGGTTCAGGTACTACCAGTGGTGGCTGTTGTAGTGCATCTGGTACTGGTGGCTGTACTGGTCCTACAGGTGCAGGTTGTTATGGAGTAAGTGCATCTGCAACTATATGTGGCGGAGGCGGAACACCAAACGCAGGTGGTCAAGGTGGTTCTATATTAAGCGCAACAGAAAACGTAACTATCAGCGGTGGTGGTTGGGGATTACCAGGTTCAGGTACTGGCGCTGGCGCAGGTGGCCCTGCTGTATCTGGTCCATATACTTCAATCACAGACAATGGTACTATTTACGGATCAATTTAAGGTTAAGAAAATGAATAATGATGAAATACAAGAAAATGAATTCCCAGGAGATGTAGTAACAGTAAGCGATGTGAAGTGTCATGAAAATTTAGAAGATGGTACTTCTATAGAAGTACCTTGTCCAGATGGTGTATTGGCATCTAATGAAAAAGCAGCGCAAAGAATGGACATCTGTAAAGAGTGTCCTTCTTATAAATCTTTAATGTTTATGTGTAGTGAATGTGGATGCATTATGCCAGCAAAAACAAGAATAAACAACTCAGTATGTCCTTTAGGTAAATGGTAATTAAATTGTCAAGTGCCAAAATAACAAAGTAAGAGCATAAATACATAAAACAAGGTAAAATAAATGGCAATTAATTTTGATCATCAGCTTAACAAAATTAACACTAGTACTAGTGATGTTGACTTTGATATTACAGGTAGTATAAAACTTCCTGTAGGTACCACTGCACAACGAAGTACATCATTAACTAGTGGTCATATTCGTTTTAACAGTAGCAGTAGCCAGTTTGAAGGTTACAATGGTACAGGTTGGATTACACTTGGTGATCTTGGCGACAATACTATTGGAAGTTTGCAAGATGTTGATACTACTGGTATTACAAGTGGACAAGTTCTTAAGTGGAATGGCACAACATTTGTTGCAGCAGATGATATTGATACTACGTTAGTTTTAGCAAACCAGAGCGTTGGCGATCTAGGTGATGTTGACTTAACTGGCATACAGTCAGGACAAGTATTAAAATGGAATGGATCTAGTTTTGTAGCTAGTGATGATCAAGAAGATTTATCAGACAATACAACTGATGATTTAGCTGAAGGTGTAACTAATCTTTACTACACAGACGGCAGAGTAGATACTAGAATCGGTGCTACAAGTATTGATGCACTTAATGATGTTGATACAACAACCGCAGCACCTAGCGATGGTCAATCATTAGTATGGAATGCTGCACAAAGCAAATGGTTACCTGGTACCGTAAGCGGCGGTGGAGGCGGCGGCGGAATAAGCGAAGGCGATGCAATAGCATTTGCGATTGCACTTGGGAGTTAAATGAATGGCAAGTAGTTTTAAGAACGCACACACCGCAGTTGGTACAAGTGCAACAACAATTTACACATGTGGTGCTGGACTTAACAGTGCTGTGATTCACGGTATGTTTTTCAGTAATACACACGGTAGTGCAAATGTAAATGTTACACTTGAATTGGTAGACGATAGCAGTGGAACAAGTAGAAAAATCTTAGATGCAGTGCCTGTGCCTCCCAACACAACACTGAGCGTAGATAAGCCTATCAACCTTGAACCCAATGATAGTTTACAAGCAACAGCCAGCAGCGCAAACTGTGATGCAGTTGCCAGTGTATTGGAGTTATCATAATGGCATATATGGGGCCAGCCTTCAACACTTATGATGTTGATTTTAATTTTAGCGATTTAGTTTTAGATCCTGGTGATATCGTCAATGACGGTGATTTACTACAGTATGATCTTGCTAATGGCCAATGGCTTACAGTTGCCAATTTAACAATTCCTGGTAACCTTATTGTAAACGGTACGACTACAACTGTCAATAGTACAACTATTACTGTTGATGACCCAATTTTTACACTGGGTGGCGATACGGCACCCACAGCAGATGACGCACTGGACCGTGGGATTGAGTTCCGCTGGCATGACGGTGCCGCTGCAAAAACAGGATTTTTTGGATTTGATAATAGCACAGGAAACTTTACATATATTCCTGATGCTACAAATACTAATGAAGTATTTTCAGGTACACCTGGAAGTGCAACATTTTACGATGCTACCTTTAGTGGTAACACCGCAGTTAAACTACCTGTAGGTACAACACTAGAACGTCCTACAGCATTACAAGGTCACATACGCTACAATACTGATAGTAGTCAGTTTGAAGGGTATAATGGAACTAACTGGAGTGGTCTTGGCGGCGTCATTGACGTTGACCAAGACACTTACATCAGTGCAGAAACAAGTAGTGGAACTGATAATGATGAATTAAAATTTTATACTGCTGGCAACCTTGCACTAACTGTTACTAGCTCAGGACAAGTAAAAGCAGAGACTGAAATTCTAATTGATGGAGTGCAGACGTTAGCAACTGCATCAGATGTAACAACTGCTGCAACACAAGTAGCAATTGATACATTCCCAATAACATCTTATCGTAGTGCAAAATATGTAGTACAAGCGGTTGATACAATAACTGCACAATACCATGTAACTGAGTTATTAGTTATTCATGACAATACTACTGCTTATGCAAGTGAATATGGCACAGTGTTTACGGGCACATCTCCAGTAGCAACATATGATGTAGATATTGACGGTACGAATTTTAGATTATTAGCAACACCCGCTACTGCAAATCTTACAGATTTTAAAGTTACAAGAAGTACAATTAATGTTCATGTACCAGATACTAGTTATGTACTTGACGATTATGTAATAGATGATTATGTAGAAGATGCTCCTACAGATATTGACACATTATATGGTCCTGTTGATTATGTAGATCCAGGCTATGTTGAAGATACTCCTACAGATTTAGGATATATGTCCACTGGATATGCGGATCCTGGATATGTAGGCGATACATAAATCATTAGACATAGTAAATTTAATAAATACATATAACATACAGCTATAGGGGAAAGTGAACCGTGGCAAATAATAAACCATTTGTAGTCAAAAGTGGTCTGATTCCGCAGACGGATAATGACCAGGATCTTGGCGGCGCCAATAATAAATTCGCAAATGCACACATCAGTAATCTGTCTGGCGCAGTACAGATTAACAGTGCATTTACATTACCAACAGCAGACGGCAGTACTGGCAACGTTCTTCAAACAGACGGTGCAGGCAATATTAGCTGGGCAGATTTGGCTGCTGTAACATTTAGCGATACTGCTCCAACATCACCACAAAGCGGAGATTTATGGTTTGACAGCGGTACTAGTGCTGAACTGTTTATCTGGACTGGTACTGAGTGGATCAGTACAACAGGTGGTGATCAAGCTGCATTTACCCTTAAAGAATTTACTGGCGATAACACTACTACAGTTTTTAGTACAGGTGTAGGATCTAATGTAAGTGCATTTGTTTACTTAAATGGTGTATTATTACAGGAAACTACTGATTATAGTTTTGCAAATGGCGATGTAACATTTGTTAACCCTCCATTTACTAATGATGTAATACAAATAGTACTACATGGTAATGCAAACTTTGTTAATTTATCTGCACTTGGATTAGACGATACTGATAATTTATCAGAAGGTAGCACTAACCTTTATTATACAGATGCTCGTGTACAGACTAAACTAGGTAATGTAAGTGGTGACATTATTCCTGATACCAATATTGCATATGACTTGGGGAGTACAACTAATCGTTTCCGTGACTTATATTTGAGCGGCAATAGTATTGAACTTGGTAATAGAACTCTTAGCGAAGATAATATTCCTGAAGTTGACTTAGCAATTGCACCAGAAGTACTAGAAATTCAAGTCTCTGCGCCACAAGCAGGACAAGACACACAGTGGCTTTGGACTTGGGAAACCAGTAGTTTACCTTATGCCAGACGTGAAATAACAAATTCACCAGAAATTCAAGTACCATTATACTTGCAAGGTACATACACTGTCAACAATTTTGCAGCATATGATCTATTTGATCAGATGACTCAAACACACTCACTTTATTTGAAGTGGATTGATGGCGCAGGAACAGACAACTTAATTAGTTGGGCAGTCAGCAGTGGACCAGTAAGTGACACTCATCCAGATATTAACGGGGGCAATGCCACAGACGTACAACGTATTAACATCAGTGTACCTAGTAGTATTACACTACCAACACTAAATGCGCCTAGCGTAAG